TGTGAAAATGCTCTGAAAAAATCTTTTGTAAAATATTCATATGTATATTATATCATAGAAAAAGAAAAAAAGAAACCCCTAATTCCCCTCAAGATTGAGGGGCAGGGGTGTTGATGTGCGAGTCATCGCACTTTTTTATTGCCAAAAATGAAAGGAGGTGTTAGCTATGGCACAAGGCAGAAACCCAAAACCAACAGCTGTGAAGGAGCTTGAGGGAAATCCCGGCAAGCGAGAACTTAATACTAAAGAACCCAAGCCACAGAAGAAAGCTCCGCAGTGTCCGAAGTGGCTTGATGATGAAGCTAAAAAAGAATGGCGAAGGCTTTCAAAACAGATGGAGCAGATGGGAATTCTGACCGAGGTTGATATGACAGCTTTCACAGGTTACTGTCAGGCTTACGCAAGGTGGAAAGAAGCAGAGGAGTTCATATCAAAACACGGTGCCATCGTAAAGACACCATCCGGGTATTGGCAACAGGTACCGCAGGTGGCGATTGCACACAAGTACCTTGCTATTATGAAAAACTTCTGTCAGGAGTTCGGACTTACTCCGTCATCACGGAGCAGAATCGCAGCAGAAAGCAATACAGATACATCTGATGATATGATGGAAAACCTTCTGAGCCTCGGAGGTGATAAGCCGAATGTATGATGAGGCAAAAGCAAAACGTGACGTGAGTTTCTTTAATTCCTCAAAGCATATAAAGATAAATTTATCCTCTAAAAAGACCTAATTATGTATCTCAAGATAACAATTCTTACAAAGCTTTTAAAATTTAAGAGAAATTATTGAAAAAAACGCATTTATATGATATAATATCATTGGGTATTTACATTTGTTATGTTTTAAGAAAACTGCTTATGCCTGATAATAGAGAAGAATAGGTTTTGTGTGATGAAATCAGCACGATTGTTTTGGGAATTGAAACGGAAGAATATGAAATAACCATGAAACCAAAAGAATATCAACCAATAAAAACTCGGTAATTGTTTCTGTAGCAAAAAATTATCTTTCAGCAGATGAAAAGACAGAGCTTAACGAAATTGTTACTATGTATTTTGACTATGCAATAAGATAGGTGAGACGAAAAATCCAAATGACAATAGCTGTTTGGTTGTTCTGCAATGTTTGTTCTGCAATGTTTGTTGCAATTTAATATAAAATCAACTTGTGCAAAAAATACGCAAGTTCAAAACGGAGTTGAATCTATATGAAAAAGAAAAATAATAAAGAAGTTTCAGTCGTGCGTTCTTCTGCTGCTGAGTATCTGACATTTATTGCCTCAACCGGAGATGATAACGATAGTATTGAAATGAGATATGAAGATGAAAATATATGGTTGACGCAAAAAATGATGGCTACTTTATATGATGTCGGTTTGCCTACTATAAATGAACATATTAAAAAAATATATACAGATAATGAGCTTTTAGAAGAAGCAACTATTCGGAATTTCCGAATAGTTCAAAATGAGGGCGAAAGACGAGTCAGTAGAGATGTAAAACATTATAATCTGCAAATGATAATTGCAGTAGGATTTAAAGTGAATAATGAAAGAGCTGTTCAGTTTAGAAAATGGGCAAATTCCATTGTTAAAGATTACACCATTCAAGGATGGGTTATGGATGATGAACGTTTAAAGAACGGCGGCACTGTACTTACAAAGGAATACTTTGAAAAACAACTTGAAAAAATCAGAGAAATTCGTTTATCAGAACGTAAATTTTATCAGAAAATCACAGATATTTATGCTACTGCATTAGACTATGATCCGTCTGCAAAAGCAACACAAAGATTTTTTTCAGCTGTTCAAAATAAGTTGCATTATAGTATTCACGGACAAACCGCTGCAGAGGTTATATATAATCGTGCAGACGCACAAAAAGAAAATATGGGACTTACAAGCTGGGACGGTGCTCCTAAAGGTAAAATTCATAAGTATGATGTTACTGTGGCTAAAAATTATTTATCAGAGGATGAGCTTTATCAGCTTGAAAGAATTGTATCGGCATATCTTGACTTGGCAGAAGTACAGGCTGAAAGACATATTCCTATGACAATGTCAGATTGGGAAGAACGATTGAACGGATTTTTGAAGGTATGGGATAGAGAAGTTTTACAGGATTCAGGAAAAATCAGTGCGGAGCTTGCCAAAATGCATGCTTTGACCGAATTTGAAAAATACAGGGTTATCCAGGACAGGCTTTATGAAAGTGATTTTGATAAATATATATCAGATATTGAAGAACAAACTAAATCGTTGACAGAAGATGAGTAAATGCTTGATTGAATCTTATGGTGAGTATTTTACAGAAAGCGGTGTTGATTGCGATGAATTTAATCCTGAAATTGTAGCAGAATATCTCAGACCGTACAGAAAGATTTTATTTGTTAAAAATGGTAACAGAGCAGTTGCTTCGTGGGTTACGAGTGCCGGACGTGATTGCGCAATACACGTAGGGAATGTGTATAATGGTATTGGTAAGATGTTTTCGGATTTAGTAGGTGTGACTACAAACCATATGATTGTTAATTATTCAAAAAATATGGAAGATTATTTTTATCCGTATGAAAAAATGTTTAAAGAGCTTTCTTTATTAACGGGTCTACAGATATACAAATATCAGGCATATGAGCTTATTGTAACTCTTGATTTAAAGATATATAAGGCCCAGTGCAGAATAATAGTACCATCGGATATAAGCTTTACTGAGTTACATAATGTCTTGCAGAGAGCTTTTAGATGGAAAAATTATCATTTGTATGATTTTACGGTTTTAAGTAAAAATGGAAACGAGATAATAAATCTTGTTTTAGAAGATGAAGACACTGTATTTTATGATAATACAGAGATGATGGAAGGGAAAGTGTTAAAAGATTATTTATATAAAGACCGTAAATTGTGTTACAGATATGATTTTGGCGATGGTTGGGAACATGAAGTAAAAATTCTTAAAGTTTTAGACGATTATGATAAAGAATCGCCGTATTTACTGGAAGCAAAAGGGCAAACACCGCCTGAAGATGTTGGTGGAGTTTATGGATTTATAGAATTTCTTGAAATAATAAAGAACCCCAAGCATCCGGAATATGAACATATGAAACAGTGGGCAGGATACTGGAGAGAAAATCTTAGTGAGTGGGAAACTAAACCCAGAGTTTTATATGAATTTTAAGGTATAATTAAAATGAATAAAATAAAAATAATGAGAGAGAAAGAAAATGCCATTTATTGATTCAAAAATAACAGTGTCCTTGACACAGGAAAAGAAAGAGAAGATTAAAGCAGAACTTGGGAAAATGATGGTTACTCTTAACAAATCAGAAACTTATCTTATGGTAGGAATTGAAGATAATTACGATTTGTGGATGGCAGGAGAAAAGCTTGAAAAAGGAGCATATTTATCAGTCAGTTTGTTTGGTAATGCACCATCGGATGCGTATGATAAGATGACAGCACAAATTTGTGAGCTTTATGAGAAAGAACTGGGAATTCCAGGAAATGCGGTATATGTGACGTACCACCCTATATCTGAATGGGGATGGAATGGAAGAAATTTTTAACTGAATAAAACTTTGAAATAAGTCTATGAGGAATTATCCTTATGGACTTATTTTTTTGCTACAGAGGAGTGCGAAGATTATGAATTGTATGATGACAAAGGAACAGTTTGAATGTGAGAAGAATTATCAGACATCACGTGCAGTTGTAAAATCAATGCTTAATAATGGGCTCATAACCGAGAAAGAATACAAGAAAATTGATACAAAGTTGATAGGGAAATACTGCCCATTAATCGGCAGTATATAACCCTAAAATTCCTTGACTTTATGCGGATTGTACGGTAATATAGACGTACAATGATAAGGAGGAAAAATGCTTATGGGAAAAGTTGTACAGAAAATATTACCTACAAAACTTGATTTACTAAAACGTAAAAAAGTAGCGGCATACGCCAGGGTATCATCCGGTAAGGATGCAATGATTAATTCGCTCTCGGCACAGATAAGCTATTACAGCGAATATATCCAAAGTCAAAGGGATTGGGAATATGCCGGAGTATATGCAGATGAAGCAATCAGCGGTACAAAGGATTCAAGAACTGAATTTCAGCGTATGATAGCGGATTGCAATGCCGGGAAGATAGATATGATACTTACAAAATCTATCAGCCGATTGGCAAGAAATACTGTAACACTTCTTGAGACTGTAAGAGAATTGAAAACACTTGGTGTAGATGTCTGTTTTGAAAAAGAAAATATTCATAGTATAAGCGGGGATGGTGAGCTGATGCTTACTATCCTCGCTTCTTTTGCACAGGAGGAAAGCCTGTCGGTGAGCGAAAACTGTAAATGGAGAATTCGGAATAATTATGAAGAAGGGATTCCTAATGGATTTACAATTTACGGCTATGACATAAAGAAAAGAAAAATGACGGTAAATAAAGAACAGGCTGAAGTGGTAAAAAGAATATTTGAAATGTATTTAGATGGAAAAGGCTCAAATCTGATAGCAAAATATCTTAATGAAAACAAGATACCGTCACCGAAAAACAGAACATGGAGTAAAGGCTGTGTTATTGAAATACTTAAAAATGAAAAATATATCGGTGACTTGCATCTTCAGAAGTATTATTCCGAGAATCATATGTCAAAGCGTACAATGAAAAATGATGGCAGATTGAAGCAGTATTATGTAACCGAAAATCATGAGCCGATAATATCAAGAGATGATTTTGAAAAGGTACAGAGGATTATATCCGAAAAGGAAATGAAAAATCCTCATGTAAAAGCTTATGAGTATAGGTTTAAAGATATGGTTTTCTGCAGTGAATGTGGATGCAAATTTTCAAGAAAGAAAGTTCAGAGCAATACACCGTCAGAGCATTTTGTGTGGAAATGCCGTACATATAACCATAAGGGTAAGGAGTATTGCTCAAACAAACAAATTCCGGATGAAATATTAATTCGGTTTGCAGATGATTTTGATAAAGAAATATCGAAAATTATTGTTCATCCGGATAATGAGGTACAGTTTGTATTTACTGATGGTTCGGAAGAATCAAAGAAATGGGAGATAAATCGTAGGTGGAGCGATAAAATGAAAGAGAAAAATTACTATAACCAAAGGAGGCGTCATTTGAAATGTCAAGAACAGTAACTGTGATTCCGCAAACAAAGTATATATTTGCAAATGCAAGAGAGGAAGAAAAGCAAAAACGCCGTGTTGCAGCGTACGCAAGAGTGTCAACCGACAGCGAGGAACAACAGACAAGCTATGAAGCACAGGTAGACCATTATACAAAATTTATACAGAAAAATGATGACTGGGAGTTTGTAAAGGTATATGCCGATGAAGGGATATCTGCAACAAATACAAAACATCGTGACGGATTCAATGAAATGGTAAAGGATGCACTTGCCGGGAAAATAGACCTCATTATCACGAAGTCAGTAAGCCGTTTTGCAAGAAATACGGTCGACAGCCTCGTTACCGTAAGAGAATTAAAAGCACATAATGTTGAAGTTTTCTTTGAAAAGGAAAATATTTATACATTTGATGGAAAAGGGGAATTGCTTATTACCATAATGTCAAGTCTTGCGCAAGAAGAGAGCAGGAGTATCTCAGAGAACGTAACATGGGGACATCGGAAAAGATTTGCGGATGGCAAACTGCTCATGGCTTATGGTAATTTCCTTGGATATGAAAGAGGTGATGACGGTCAGCCGAAGGTTGTAGAAAAAGAAGCAAAAATTGTAAGGCTTATATATAAAATGTTTCTTGAAGGGAAAACACCAACATATATTGCAAAGTATCTCACAGAACAAAAAATTCCGACTCCAAGAGGAAAAGAAGTATGGCCGTCGACAACGGTGGAATCAATACTCAAAAATGAAAAGTATAAAGGCTCGGCACTACTGCAAAAGACGTTTACAACAGACTTTCTTACAAAGAAAAAGAAACAGAATGAAGGTGAAATTCCGCAATACTATGTAGAGGACAGTCACCCGGCGATTATATCAAAAGAAGTGTATAGCTTGGTACAACAGGAATTTGAAAAACGTAAGAACTCAAAGCACTATATGACAACAGCAAGTTGTTTTTCGGGCAAAATATTCTGCGGAAACTGTGGTGGTATGTACGGCTCAAAAGTGTGGCATAGTAATTCAAAATATAAAAGAACAATATGGCAGTGCAATAATAAGTTTAAGAATAAAGAAAAGTGCATAACCCCACATTTTTCGGAAA